GTTAGCTCGGAAGCGAGTGAAGCGCGTGATGTTTGCCGTGAACGCTGCCTGCGAGTTCATCCACGGGTACAGCATCATGCCGTTGGTGCGCTCAACCAATGCGGCTGCCGCGTCAACGATGCGATTGGTGCTGCTGACCGTAGTGCCGCTGACGGTGCTGAGTGATTGCTTCGCGTCCGTTACCGCGCTGTTGGCGAGATCAGCGGTGACAACTGCGCCTGCCGCGATGGTCGGGTTCGGATAAGTGCCCGTCAGATCACCACCTGCTGCGCCCGATGGGGTGCGGCTGTTGCTGAGGCGAGTGTCATCGCCCTTCACAACCTGCGAGGACGAAGCGTCCCCCGACGAGGCAACATCCCGAGTCGATGCCGTGCCAAGCCCTGAAATGTCCGTGTTGGCGAGCGTCACATTGCCGGTCCTGCCCGCAACCGAAGTCACGGTGTCCGGTGGGGTCAGCAGTTCCTTCCAGTTCCCGAGCGTTGAAGCCGGCGTGGACTGAAGAATGAAACTCTTGTTGAGGTCCGTGCGGATCGCAATGTCCCCAACCTCAGCGGTCAACGCGAGCATGGCGGACTGCGAACTGACAACGAACGTGTCGCTGATCGCAATAGAAGGAAGCTGCGAAGACTGAATCAAGCCACTGGAGTCAAGAGTCGGGACGCCGCTCGCCGTATTAGTCGAGATCGCAACCGTCTTAGTTGAGCTGTTGTAGGTGACTGGAGCGGTGGCCGAGACAACGCCCGTGTCGCCCGTATCACCCTTCGCGCCAGTGGCACCCGTGGCTCCGGTCGCGCCTGTGGCCCCGGTTGAGCCAGTGTCCCCCTTGGCACCCGTGGCTCCCGTCGGCCCAGTGTTCCCGGTGTCGCCCTTGACGCCTTGGATGCCCTGAGATCCGGTAGCGCCCGCATCACCCTTCTGAGCCAGGAGAGTCCAATACGTTCCCTCCGAAGGAGTCTGGTTGCTGTGCGCGACCTTGCAAAGCCAAGAGGACCCGGAGTAGCTAACCGAGTCGTTGACGTTGTACGTCGTGACTGAAGACCAAGCGCCCTTGAAGGCAATGTTGGTCGAGAAGTTGGTGGGAGGGAAGGAAGCGGGGCTCACTTGATGAACGCCTTGGTCTTCACTCCGAGGTCCTTACGGATCGCGTGTGCGGCACGCTCGCCCATTTCGCCAAGCTGATCCTCACGCTTCGCCCTGCGGCTCGACTCGTACTCCAGACGGCTCTTCTCCGCTTCAGCCGCGAAGTCATAGCCGGGACTTGTGATCTCACGGACTCGCTCAAGTACGCGACCATCAAGGCCCGTGAAGGTCCCAAACGAAGTCGGGTAAGCCTGCGCCGTCGTGACAAGATGCTGCTCCGTCCTGCCATCAGGGAACTCAAGGTCCTGCACCACCGCGAAGTACGGTTGCTCACCGTCAACGAACCTGACCCCGAGCGTGGAGTCAATCGCCTTCAAGTCCTTCACAAGCGCGCAAGAGCTCGCATCCACAATGACCTGGCGGCCACGGGACTCAACGAACTGATCTAGGGAAGCTGGCTGGAGAGTGTCAGTCATAGGAAGAAAACCCCCCGGCCCCGAAGGACCGAGGGGAAATCAGTTACCTCAGATGCGGGCGACGGGGTTGTCGTCGGCGAGCTGGGTAATGCGACCGTTCTGGTTGCGAGCCGTGCAGGCAAGCGCGGCGTACCAGCCGAGCCAAGCCTGCCAGGTTGCCGAACGCTGACCCGACGAACCCGAGGTCTTCAGGGTCAGGATTGACCCCTTGCCGTCGGGAGCGGAAAGCCAATCCGGCTTCTGAAGCTCGGTCCACGCGAACGAGTCCTTGCGGAGTCCGAACGCGAAACCAATCGGCGCGTCAACATCAGCGATGACCGGAACCGGCTTGTTGCCGGCAGCGACCATGATTGCCGAGTAGCCACCATCGACATCGAGCACCTTCGCGTCATTCCAACGCTTGTTGCTGGTGTAGGTGTTGGCAAGACGACGCTGGATGCCGAGGCTCGTCATGAACACGTCCGGCGTCTTGTTAGACACCTTGCGGATCGACTGGGAGAGCTGAATGAACAGATCCTCAGACGGTGCGCTGTACGCGGTTCCCGGCGTGACCTCAGAACCCTTCCACACGGGAGTCGTGCTGGCCGAAAGACCATGCAGTGACCCACTGGTGGCCGTGATGTTGCGGAAACCGTCCGACTCCGAAACCGGGTAGGCAGCCGAAGCAACCGACGACGGTGAGGTCAGACGAACGGAACCACCCGTGAGGGCGGAGCCAACGCTGGTGGACGGAATGGTGATCGAGCCATTGCCCTGCGTTGCGGACGCGGCAGTACCCGACGTGGTGACAGCCGACACGGTGACGGCGGCATTGACAACAGTGCCATCCGAAGCCACCAGGTCAACAACGTCGCCAGCGGCGATGTACTGAGTCGAGTCAACCGGGATGCTGGTCTTCGTACCCGAAGCGACAGTACCCGTCACAAGTGACAGGATCGCGTCGCCGGTGCCGTAGACCTGGCGGTTGATGTCCTTACGGAGATCGGTGGTCGCGCCCTCGATCTCAGCGGTCATGGCGCGAACGAACGCACCCTCGTTGGTTTCGGACTGCTTGATGACCTGATCGGTCAGCTCAATCCCCTGGGCGAAGTAACGAATCGTCACCTCTCCGTCCGCGTAGCTCTGAGTGCCAGCGGTTGGCAGGACTCCACCATCAGTAATCGCGGCACGGCCACGGTTACGACCAATGTGGATCGGGAAAATGACCTTGCGGCCAGAAAACGCTCCCATGTCATTCGCCGCAACCCTCTGGAACTGATCAATCGCGTAGGACTCCTGGTTGAGCTGCTCAACGATGGGTCCGCGATAAACGTTCTTCAGGATCGCGTCGAAGTTCGTAAGTGTCTGGGTAGCCACCTACATCACCTCTTTCTTATCTAGGAATGGATTTACTGCTTCAACCGTGCGAGCGCGGCCTGAGAAGCCTCAGCGAACGAAGTGATCCGCTCCGCTGAACCGTCAACCTTCTGCCCCTGCTCTGCGGCCTCGGGCTGTGCCAGCTTGTCCTGCACCATTCCCTGCTGAATCTGAGCCATCCACTTCTCCGCAGCCTCAAATGCGAGGCTCACTGCGTTCTCGGGATCGCTCTCAGCGAATGATGCAAGGAACTGTTCGGCAAGCTCCTGAGGCACGTCAGGGTGCTTCTGTGACGCCTCTACGACCTGCTGCTCGACCAGCTTGGTTGCCTCAGCGACTCGCGCTTCGTACTCCTGCTCCTCCTTCCAAGCCTCCAACTGCTCAAGCTTGGACTGAAGGGGTGAGAGCCTGTCGTCCATCGGCTCAGACTCATCCTCATACAAGGACTCGTCCTCAATGGCCTCAATCAGACCACGCTCCCTGGCGGTTTCCGCCAGCCAAGCGTCGAACTGCTCGGGGTCATTAGCTGCGAGCTCGCGCAAAGCAAGAAGGTTCTCAACCTCCTCGCGGGGAACATCATTCAGACCAAGATCCGAAAACGGCTCCCACTGCTTACGAAACTCCGCTGCCTCCTGGAACTTCTTTGTGACATTGGAATCCCAATCCTTGAAGATCGGCTCCACGTCACCGCGAATGTCCTCCGGCAACCTGTCAAGGTACTCCGAATACGGAGCTTGGCCCTGGCCCTCCGACGACTCAACAACCTCGGGCTGTACCGTTTCCTCTGACATGAATGTACTTCCTTCCTGATCCTGTAACTGCGGCCCTGGCCGAAGCTGTACCTGTCCCTGGGATCACGGCATTTAGCCCCCTGCGGGGCGAATGAACACAAGCCGTTCGGGCTTGCGCTAAGCGGGCATCTGGCCCGCGAAGACTGTGCTACTTCTTGTTGCGGAGCATGAGGAGAGCGATCTTCGCTGCGCCCTTCATGTCCTTGGGGTGCTCGGCCTTCTCCTCGTCCTTGGACTCGGAGTTCTCCTCTACCGGGGGCTCCTTCTTCTCGTCCTCGGGGGATTCGGGCTTCGCCTCGGAGTGAACCGCGTTAGCGGCTTCCTTGCCGGGGCTGTCCGGCGCGGGAGACTCAACGGAGTCCGCTGCCTTGACGGCATCCTCACTCTTGGAGATCACTTCACTCCACTTCGGATCGTCGCCGTACTCGGCCTTGACCGCATCGACGGCAGCCTTGAGGTCTTCTACACACTTAGCCGCCATTCTGCGGCCCTCCAATCTGAGCCTGTGGGCTCCCTTGTGGCAACTGCCCCTGCGGGCTCATTGCCTGTTGCATTGCCATTTGCTTCTGCAAGTCCTGTTGCTGCTTCTGATCGGCGCTCTGCTTATGCATGGCGACGTGCTGCTCAAAGACCTGCTTTGCAACCGGGTTGAGCGAGTCGTATGCGGCGGTCTTCTGGAAGTCCTGATGGCCTGAAATGTGCGCCTGGTCGTCGTCATAAGAGTTGACCGGCAACTGCTCGCCCTTCGCAAGCCTCTGGTTCTCACGGTTGACCTGCTGCTCATCCTCAGACAGTTCATCGACAAGCCGCTCAAGCCCACCGACATCCCAATCCTTCAGGAACCGTGCGAGGTTCTTGCCCTGCAACGGCTGACCTGATTGAACGAAGAACGTCAGGAGTTCCTGAAGTGCCGCTTGTTTAGCTGCCTTGGACTGCGGGAAGGCACTCCCGGTCTGAACGACGACGTGTGTGTTGTCACGAAGCATTGACCCCCGGAAGTCGAAGATCCGCCAAGTCGAGTCCTCGCCGGCGATCCTGATGGTTCGACTGTCGGTGTAGAACTTGCTGACGAGCGTGAGGATCTTCTTGCCGACCCTTGCCAGCCCGTCCTCCATGTCCGAAACAGCCGGTCCAAGACGAGTATCGTCAGACTCCTGAAGAAGATTGATAGCTGATGCGGCTGTAACACCTGAGGGAACATTGCCCGCAGTGATCTCATGCTGTCCACTGATCTCCTGTATCGCGCTCTCAATGCGGTCAATCTCCTGCAAGACGTACCCCGGCAACGGTGGGGCCGCAAGGTAAGCCGGAGCGGCATTGGGACCATTGTTGTCGTCGTAATAGAAGATCCCTCCGGGCTGCGCCATCGCCGACTCAAACGCATTCGGGTCCGAGATCGACTGCTTAGAAGCCAGGACGGTCGGGTTGCCAACACGGTTGCGGTTCTCCGCGATCTGCGACTTGACCTTGTTGAGCTCCGTCTGAGGACCCCTGAGCTGTTCCGCCGTTGAAGTCGGCCACACCCTGCCGGGGACCTCAATGCCCTTGAACATCACATACGGCATCGTGTCGTAAGGGTTCTTGTCCTCATAGAGCACCTTGCCCTCGATCCACACTGCGCGCCGGCCATTCGGGAACTCCGACGACGGCTTCGCCCAAAACTCGGAGATCCTGACGCCCTTGTAGTTGCTTGAAGTGTTCAAGCTCCCGCCAAGACGAGCTTCAATCAGACCGGGGTTAGCGTCCGCGTCCGGCTTGGCATCCACGCCCCAACGACGCCTCACATACTCAACGGACCTCACGGACTGCTCGATCAGCCACTCGGCCTCATCGAACCTCTCGGCAATCGGGTCAATGAAAATCTGAAACGGGCTACGGACCTCAACGGACACGTCACCCTGCTTCACCGTCTTGCTCTGCACCTGGACGCCAAGCTGCTGCGAAATCACGTTCGGATCAACACCCGTGAGGGGAGCGCCATTCGGGCCGGGAATCGGCTTGCCATCCGGGCCAACAAGAGCCTCAAAGCCATCGCCAACCGTGGAATCCCAAGTGACCTTCAGGAACCCCGCGCCACACACCCTCGACCAATACAAGGTGCGCATCAACTTCTCCCGCATGGACAAGTGATCCCACTGGTACTGAAGGATCTGCTCACTGACGTAAGCGGCCTCAATGTCCTCCTGATCCCCCGTCCTCGGAGTCACAGTGAACACTGGCCGCTGCTTCGTCATCTTCGCCACTTCAGTCCTGACCGCAGGCTGAATCCTGTTATCCACAATCGTCATGCGATCACGGCGCAACTGAGGGCGATAAAGATTCCTGCCGTCCCAAGCGACCCACTGCTCACCCTGGTAGTACGCGAGGTTCAAGAACCAAGCGGCCTCAAACTTCGACCGGGCTGACTTCGCCTGCTTCAGCTTCTCATCAAGCTCCCTTACGTCACTCACTCGGGGCCTCAGCAATCGAACCGATCATGTTGAACTCGTCGGGCTCAAACTCAGGGGACGCGAAATCCGCGACCTGAGCACTCGGAAGCCTCTCCGGGGCCTGAACCCTGTTCAACAGTTCGCGGCGCTCAGAAAGCCACTCCTCGCGCTCCTGACGGAACGTGTACTCCCGAACGAGAATCAAGGCGAACAGAAGAACAAGCGGGACGGTGCTCATGCCTTCTTCCGACCCGTCTTCTCAACCTTCGGAAGAACCTCCGGCCTATCAGCCAAAAGACGCTCAAGGGCCTGGGCGTGCTTCTGCCAACGCTCCAGCTCCAACCTTGCGGCCTCAGCCTCATTACGAGCCTGCGTCAACGACTCAGGACTGACATCCAGAACCTCAGCGGCAGACCGAACGCAAGTAGCGCACAGACGCAAATCATCCACGCTCACCTGAGTCCCATCAACATCCACGACCGGACCATCCCAAGCGGCATCCAACTCCACCACGGGCGTCTGCACATGATTGAAGCAGTTGGAACAAAAACCCCCATCAAGAACCTTCACGCTGTCTCCTTAGACGAACTGACCCGGACCGAAGCCCGAATCGTGATTAGAGCGACCAAGCCCCTTCAGGCTGTCGCGGAACATTTGCTCCTGAACACTCAAACTCTCCACAGGCACCTCAACCGGAGTCAACGGCCTGCTCATAACGACATACCGAAGGGCGTCGAGAAGGTGATCGTCACGCTTCACGGGAGCCTCCCGAGCATCATTCTCACTTCGCTTCGGGGAAGCCCAACGGTACTTCTTGAACTCCGAAATCAACTCCGGGCAATCAGACGTGATCTGAAGCCTCCCGGCCTTCAACCGCTCCTTGACCTTGTTGATCCCAGGACGAACCGCGTTCTGGCCCGGTGTCGTAAAGACACCATGATCCGCGAACTCCATCTGATCCGAACGACCAGTCTGATTGTTCTTGTTCCGTGAAGCAGGGTCAATCACCCACCACCGAGGCCGGCAATCCCACCGCTCCAACCGAAGATCGATCTCCTTACAGACCTCCGAAATCGTATGGCCCTGCAAAGCAATCTCATCGAACACGACAAGGTTGTCCTCAGCGTCCAAATAACAGAACACCACAGCGGCCATATGACGCAAGCCAGGGTCAAGCCCGCAGAACACCTCAACACCATCCGGAAGACTCGTCAGAGACGGCCTAACGTGCGCCTCAGGGTCAAACTCGCCATACACAAGCCCCGCGAAGTGAACGAAGATCCCTGACTTACGAGCCTGACGCTCCTCATCGCTGTACTCAGCCAACACCCTCGCTTGAGTCCGCTTATCCAAATGAGGATTGTCATCCATGTCCAC